CCCGCTTCAACAACCAGCGCTTCGCCCTGCCGGATGACATTGTTGATCACCTTGTGCCAGAATATCGACGATGTCTCATTCCTGTTTGGTGACACATTGAGCAGGTAGTAGTCGGCATTCTTGACTGGTTTGCCTTCCTTGAAGACCTTGATCTCTGACCTGCTGATTGCATTGCTGATCAGTGACGATGCCGTATAGATGGCAAGCTCTTTGTAATACAGTTCTGCAGGAATATTGATAGTCACCTCAGTCACTGGCGTGCCCACCCTGCGTTTGACTGGAAATATTTTTTCCAGGAAATCGCTCCAAATTGCCATAACTCACCTCCTCAAAACGTCAAAACATTGACCCTTGTCATTGTTGGCCGTTCTTTGATGGTTGGCTCTGCCACCATACTGGCCACCAGCGCCATGAACGGGTCTGTCTTCCGGCTTTTTGCTTCAATCTTTGCATAAACAAAGGAGCCCTTATCAGCCCCTACGTCTCTGCCATATCGAATTGTCTTAGTATTGTTGGTCGCCCACCTTAGGACCGGATTGTCTCCCCAGGAAAAGTACCTGTTCAGGAAGCAGTGATCTATGACTGGGACGACCTTGATGATATCCGTCTGCTTTACAAGCATCAGGTTACCATGTTCTTTGCTGATGCCTACTTTGGATAGGGCATCTGACAGCAGGCTGCATCTGTATGAGTCGATAGCTACCATGCTGATGTTATAGGCCTTGCCGGTTTCAAAGATATAGTTAGCAATAACCGAAGGATGTATTTCGACATCATCGACATATTCCAGCAGGCCTTTGGAGACCCACTCTCTCCACGGTGCTTTGATCCTTGGAATGTCCTTTGATGCCGAACAGATCCACGCCTTGTTAATGTCATATCGCTTGTCGCCGTTCTTGAAATGAAAGTTGACTGCTGCCCAGTCTGTCGTCTTGGCATAGTCGATTCCGACTGTGCAATTCCATCCCTTCAGGTCCGGAATCTCCTGGTTCGTCGCTGCGATAGAATCCCAGTCTGTGACCGCTGCCTCTTTGGCACCATCCGGAAGGTTCATTCGCTTGCTCATGAAAGCCGGCAGTCTATCCGGATTCTTTTTCCAATCTCTGTATTCTTTGCGGATCTCCAGCAGCAGATTTGGCAGGTACGGGAGTGATGGATTGGCCTTCGTCCAGTTCTTTTCGTCGTGGACTTCTTCTTTGCTGTCAAGTTTACAGATGAAGTACAGGGTCCCGTTGTCGTCGCTTCCGGATCTCAGTACATCTTCGCCATCTGCCAGAAGATCATCCAGTGGGCCTTCTCTGACATCGCCATTGGTCGTGTAATAGCTTCTCCTCGGATGTTTTTTCTTCCCCAGGCCTGTTGTGAACACATCGATATTGCCGTAGTTTTCATACTGGTGAATCTCGTTAAATATCACAATGCCTGATCGCAGGCCGTCCTTGCCCTTCGGTGAGTTTGTCCTGCCCTTGATCACCGATCTCGTCTTGATCGAGACGACCTTCTGCTTCGTCCAGTGGTAAAACTTCTTCAGCTTCCGGATGTGGTCCGGAATCTCGAAGAAGCCGATCAGGTCCTCTACCGGTCTGACTGCCTGGTCTTCGTTATTGGCACAGATGTCGACATCGTATTCGCGTATGCCGTTGTACGGGCTTGTCAGCAGAAAACTTTCCACAGCAATCGTGCCGTCTTTCCCTGCGCCTCGTCCCAACATGCAGAAGAGATCCGGCCAGCGCGGCTGTCCTGTGTCATCCCAGTAGCAGCAGTCATGCAGAGCTATAACGAACTTCTGCCACGGAAACAGATCGAATGGAATGTACTTTCTGCACATTTCCATATATTTTCCGAGTTGCTCTTCGTCGATGTGGATATTTTCAGTTTCGAAACAGCGCTGCACATGCTCCACAAGGAGATGCTGCTCCTCACAGCACTCGATTACGCCTTGCTCAACAATGTCTATCCACTCTCTGACTTCCTGCGGAAGCTTACAACTCCTCGTCATCCTCATAGCCGGTCTCCGGCTTGATTCCCAGCATGTCCAGGAGCTTGGTCATCTGCTGGTTAGTCTTCAGAATCTGATCCACGGAGTCATTCTTCTTTCTGCCGTACTGTGTCGGGCTGTTCTTCCATTCAACTGACACGCCATTCTCGACAATATCGGCGTTGGCCAGCTCCTTGACGATATACATCTTCATGTAATCGTCAACCAGATCGAGGTAGTATGGCGTGTCATTGCCTGACCTCTCCAGCTGATCGATCAGTGATTCTTTGATTTTTCTGTAAGCTTTTGTCCTTTTAATCCTCTCAGCAGTCAGCATCTGACCCCCACCCTCCTTACATGCGCTAGAAAAAGATAAAATGTCTAGGCCCCCCTCCCGTTGCCTGTTACCCCCGATAAAGGGGGTATAGGGGGGCCGGGGGGTATCACCAGCGCTCATCGTTGGTGAATCCCGCTGCGACTTTGGTTTTTCTGAAACACTTCTCGGGATGGAGTCTGTTGTGACATGCCTTGCATACCGGAACCAGGTTCTGGTATGTCTTTCCGTCCGCTGTATACGTCCGGCTTAGCGCAAGTTCAGGATGCTCCCTGACATGCATGACATGGTGGACAGTTGACAGCAGTCTCTTGTTGCCATCAGCGCCTGTGTCATATCTCGTAATGATCCCATGCTTCCTGCACTCCTGGCACTCATAGTGCGCAGCCTTCAGCACTGACCGTTTCAGGCTGATCCACTCCTGTGACTTGTAGAACTTCCACAGCTCTCCTTTCCCGATCAGATCTCTTATCCATGTTTCTGTACTCATGAGATAATTCCTAAGCAAAAGGACCGCCAGAATTGACGGTCTTTGCCTGATAGGTTGGAGGTATATGAAGTTGAAGGTTACATACATTGAGTGTTACTTGTCAAACATATCTTAAGGAGACATTCAAATGGTTCGCTCCAGCCCATCCACGTTATCAACATAACACAGATTTAAATGAAAAGTGCACGCACTTATATTTCACCAAGGGCCGCTGCCACCTTGATGACCACTCTCTTGACGATCTCCTGCATCTTTGTGCGCTCGTACCCCAGGCCGACCATGTAGTGGTATGGGCGTGGTTTTCTTACGCCTTTGCGGTGTTTCCAGAATCTGTTCCGGATGATCTCAAGCTCTGTGTCGCTCAGGTCTGCTATGGCGTACTCCACGGCCTCCTTCTCCCTGCAGAGCCTCTTGTATCGTTCTGTATCCTTAAGCTCAGCCAGCTTGATTCCTGATGTTGCTGTCGGATCCGAGTGGGCAGGCTTTGGTCCCTGCCCCTTCGCTTCCGGATCTCTTGTCATTGAAATCTCTGCAAGTCTGTCCAACTCTTCTTTGGTTTCCATGTGCCGGAGCAATGCCATGGTCGCTGCCCTCCACGCATCCTGATTGACTTTGTATTTGCCCATCTTACTTGATCACCCTCCTCTTCCGCAGGATGCTTTCAAGATCGAACCCCGCTTCTTCTTTTAGCAATTTAATTGCCATATCGAAACCATATCCGTTTCTGCGTTTCATGTCGTGGTCTTCCAGCATGCATTCGTACTTCGTAAGCACATTATCCATGAATCTATCAAGCCTTCCCTTACCGAATCCGAATGTGTCCCTGAGCGCCCAACACGACAAGCCGAGCATGACAATGAAGTTCTCCTCGACAATCTTTTCAGCTACTTCTTCGCCATGTTTCTCGACAGCCGCTGCCGCAATCTTCCCAACCTGGCGTCTGGTCAGATGCAGGATGGCATTGTCCTTTTCTTCCTCACGCCTCTGGCGCCTGATCTCTGCCCTTGTCATGGTCAGCCTCCCAATAATGGCATCGGGCAATCCCAGTCCCAATCGTCATATTTCCTGACGATGTCTTCCTTAACTGTCCCGCTGGCTGTCGTCTCGACTGAGCGTTCAAACTGTACCCCTCTTTCAAAACCATTCACTTTGATTGCAATGCCATACATTTTGGAGATCTTTGAAATGTCTATCTCCCTGATATCCCATGCTGCTTTGAATGGCACTATAATCTGGACTTCCCGGCTTAACATGTTGATCCAGTACAGCGTGATGAAATTCCATTCTGAAAAGTCGAAGAAATGTCGATGTGTTTCTTTAATCCACACCAGGCCGTATTTTGTTTCAATCTCAAAATCCATCGCCACGTCATTGTCGCCTTCGACTTCAAAGACTTTCAGGCTGTCTCCTTCAACAGGTCCGAGACCTTCTATGATAAACTTTTTGATATTCTCAATATTTTCTCTTGCCCGAAATGTTCCCTCACACCAGTTTGGCATTTAATCCGCCTCCTTCTTACCTGCTCTGTCTGCATCAGTTGTCATGTCCTTGAGCATCTGGTCGACTCTTGTCACGAACCTGTTGACCACATCTTCCCGGTAGTATCTGACTATCCTGGTGTTTCCATCGCTGTCTTGTTCCTGGATATGCATGACTTTCGGCGTTCCGTACAATCCCGTCATGGCTCTTCCTCCATGATCCCGGCGTCACAGAATCCTTCCCGGTTTGTTGCTCGTCCCCAGGCAGTACAATATGGCTGGTCATCGTTCTGGTCAGCAGCTATGCAGTCTTTGCATCTGACAATCTCGATGCTATTATCTTCTGTGGCGACCTTGAGATGCCTGAGCAAGTCGCCGGTATTGATATGACCGCGACCATCCGAGGTTGCATTCACCAGATCTGTCACCTGGTCGATGCTTATGTAGGTTCCGCTTTCGGCACCTGTCGGCGCCTGATTTAAGGATTCCAGATTGATGATGCAAGCCGGGGCCACCCCGTAAGTGTTGTAGGCATTGGTGTAGTGGATCGCGCCTGACGTGTAGACATAGCGCACGGTGTAGCCGTAGCCAACGTTATCGATATACCAAGGCGTCAACGTCCACCAGCAGTCTATCTTGCAGTTATTCAGGATGATCTCCCTGTACTTCCGGAAGTCGTCACACGAGAGCAGCCAGATCTTTTCTGATGCCATGCCATATCTGTTGTCGCCGTTATCTGCAGTGAGATCAACCATTCTCGTGACGAGGTTATCTTCGCCAAGTACGGGCAACAGTTCTTCCTGGAGTTTCTTTCTGATGCTGCTTTCCTCCCAGTTGTTCCGGTTCCGCTCGTCGAATGGTGCTTCGGCCCATGCCTTTGTCATGACGGCCATCACCGCCTCTTTTCCTTCGCTCATCATCATTTCCAGTGCTACCCACTCAAAACCTTTGAAGTTAAACTTGTCTCCTGCTTTCACTTTGCGTTCCCCCTTTATTCCATCACTTTCATACCGCATCCATGGCACCGTGCCTGGATGTGACCGTTATAATCGTTCCGCTTCCAGTGTGCTTCCGATCTGCAGATCGGACATTCAAATGTCTCCTCGCCTCTGGCTTCCGCTGCCCGCTGGGCTTTCATGAAATTCCAGAAGTCTCCCTCTGTCAACATGTTGCCTTCGCGTGTGCTCATTCCTCATCACCGTCCTTCTCCCATAATAACGGCTTCCCATCCTTATCAAGCATTACCGTCATACCACCGCCGTAGCCAAGACCTTCATACAGATACATGACGTTGGTTTCGGTGTCCACGAATATCTGTTCATATGGGCCACCATATACTTTTTTGATCCGCTCGGTTTCGACATCGATATTCTTTCCACTCAATGAGTTAAGTCCGCATCCAAGGAGCATAATCATCGCTAATATGATTATAGCGACAAAAAGCTTTTTCATTCTGTATCACCGTCCATTCTTAAAAGCGGGCACCAATCTGGTCTATGTTTATGCCATCTCAGCCATATCAATTTATCATCAGCAAGCGTACAGTATCTCTCTTCCGTGAGCGTGTTAACAAAAACGTAGCCGCATTTAGTGCAACATAAATGTCTACCATTCATTCCGCATCACCCTCTTCTTCTGACTCTCGTATGTAACCATGGATCCCATACCCACATAAAAGGATATAAAGAGCCATATTTTATTCTTGCCGTTCGCCTTTTGGGCATCCGCCTTCACCTCCTTCTCATGTGCTCTCCTTTCTGCAAATCACATGCCCCGTCTGTATCAATTTCATTATTGTCGAATACCAGCTCAATGCGCCATTCATATCTCCAGGCGAAAGCTCATACGCTACATCCTCCGGTGAAAGCTCTGTGTATTTTGGAGATGCAGATGGCAACCCTTCTAGTAATTGTTTCACTGTGCCAATAAACCCCTCCGCTGTTCCCTCCTCAACATACCAATCGCCATACGCCTCAATCGCATCCTGACGGGAGATACAATCTGCATCTTTAACATAATCATGCACGTTGGGCTGTTTGACTTCCTCCGCCTTTGTATCAATAATTATCCCAGCCTTAAGTTGGTCATCAACTGGTTTAAGGTCTTCCATCAAAGGACAATGTTCCTCCCGGATCGCTTCTCTTATCCCCGTCGTTCTTTTCCCTGTAATCCTGCAAGCGGAATT